CCACATAAAAACATGATAAGCATAAGACAATGCACGTTGGAGGCTTTAATATCTTCAACGCATTATCTTATGCTTTGTTCATTTAATCTCATGTTTTATGTGGCAGGGCAAAGATAAATATAAAATTCAGAAAAACTATGTGTAAGTCAGAAATCTTTGCCGAAACAATTAATCTCGTGGCGCAGGAGACCGAAATACCCGCCAGCCGAATACTATCTTCGGATAAGGATACGGAAACCGTAGACGCCCGCTATTTGCTTGTACAGTTGCTTGTCGAAAGGGGAATGTATCCTTCGCAGATAGCTCCTAAAATCCACAAAACCAAACGCGCGATAAACTACATGATTTCCAATTTCCAGGAACGTATGGAAGGCGGGAAAATGTTGAGAATATATTGGGAAAACATTAGGAAAGCGTTGGGAAACAACTGATTTCATGGCAGTACCGGTATTTATACTTTTGTGATGCGGTTGATTTTGACCGTAATACAAAATATAAATCTCTATGGAAAGAACGTATGTCTTCAACCAAGACGGGAACAACGGAAATGGTGGCGGAAGCAAATTTGACATCATGGCTATGTTGCCCAACTTGATGGGAAGCAAGGGTGTAGACCCCGGACTTCTCGCTTTACTGAACCAGGGACGTGGCAGCCAAGACCAATGGGGCGGCTCGTGGTGGTTCATCTGGATTATCCTTTTGTGGTTCTGTTGGGGCGGCAACGGCTTCGGCAACCGCTTTGGCAATGGTGGCGGTCTGCCTGCTGAGCTTAACGGTGATGTCGGTCGTGAATACCTGATGTCAGCCATTCAGGGCAATGGCAATGCCACCAACCAGCTTGCTTCTTCTTTGAACTGCTCTACCCAACAGTTACAGAGCGCCCTGTGCAACATCCAGGGACTTATCGCCAATGTGGGCAATCAGGTGGGCATGTCAAGCCAGCAAATCATCAACGCATTCCAGTCCGGAAATCAGGCTGTTCTTACTCAGATTGCAGATTGCTGCTGCAAGACTCAGAACGCCATTACCACAATGGGTTATGAGAACCAGCTTGCGATGTGCAATCAGACCAACGCGCTTGTCAACACAGCCAATCAGAATGCCCTTTCATTGCGTGACGGTGCGACCGCCAATACCAATGCTATCCTTGCGAAGTTGGACGCTATGCAGAACCAGGCATTGCAGGACAAGATTGCGGCTCTTACAGCAGAAAAAGCCACTTTGACTGCTGAAATCTCCCAACGTAACCAGAATGCTACTATCCTGAATTCAGTAGGACAACAGATTGCTCCTTTGGCAGCAGGCTTGCAGGCATTGCAGTCCGATGTCGATGGAATAAAATGCAAGATGCCTAACACCGTTCCGGTTGTTTACCCTAATATTCAAGCCATCAACACAGATTGTTTCCGTGCTGCGGCTTTCGGTGCTTACGCCGGTGATGCAATGTATGGACGTGGCGGTTGTGGTTGTAACAACTACTGGGGTTAATTCCGGTAAGAAAGGGGGTAATTATGTGGCCTAACTTTTTTACAGGATTTCCTTTCTTGTTCCCTACTATTGGAAGGGCTAATTTCAATACCCTTCCTACAGTAGCCGTAACGGTCGGCACGGAGAACGTGACTTTGGAACTTCCTAACCATGCGTTCCGTAACAGAAGCTATGTAGGCGGTTTCTATGTCAGTCTCCGCCAGGCAATACCTGCCGGTACGACTGCTACACTCCCGATACTGATAGGGACTAATGGGGATACAAGACCGTTGCTGGCTTACAACAATGAGCCGGTGACTGTCGGCAACCTTGCCGGAACGGGTATCTACGAAATCCACTATAACAAGTACACCAACGAACTGTTCCTTGTTAACGGTGGGTATCGTCCGACAACCGCATCGACACCGACTCCGACAGCAGAAGCAACCGCTCAAAAGAGCAAGTAGTTAACATGGGGCTTTGTGGTTGTTTCCAAAATGGGAATAGCCACTCCCCTTTAAAATCAAACCAATATGTTTCAATCACTTCGTACCAATAACCAGTTGTATATACTTCATAAGGATGCTAACCCGTTTATCGAATACGGTCCGGTAGTCAGCGTTTCCGCTCCCAAGCCGAAATATCCTATGGCACCCCCTATGGGACAGTTGCCCCAAATGGAAATGGTTGTGGACGTCGTTGTCTGTATCAACGGGCAGAACACGACTTTCCAAAATCTACCTGCCGGCATGGATATAGCCGACTTCGGACAGAACGGCAATATCGTAGTGTCATGCTCTCGTGATGCGATGAATAACGAGGTCGCTTCTATGAAACAGAAAAGCATAGACATTATCAATAGCATGGACTTCCACAATTCCGTCATTGCGGGATGTGACAAGATGCTGACGCTCTTGAACCCCGAATTTGCAGAGAAACAACGTCAGGAGCAGGAAATATCCTCTCTGAAAGGGCAAATGGCAGAAATGAGCAAGAACATGTCCGACCTTATGGATTTGAACAAACGGCTTATGGAACAGCTCGGAGTTGCTGAAACATCTAAAACAAAGAAATAATATGGGAATGTGGGAAATATTGGAAGAAGGACGCGGAGAATATGACCGTGACTTCGGCATGAGAGGCGGTAATCCTATGGAAGAAGCCTATAGAGAGGGTTGCCGTTATGGTTACGAGAAAGCCATGCGTGAGATGCAGGGCGGTGAAATGGGCTATCGTAACAGCGGTGGTTCACGCGGTGGAAGCTATAGCGGCGGCTCAGATATGGGCGAACGCCGTATGCCGGGTTACTTCCCGGAATATCCGGTTTACAGCGAACGCCGCGGTTCACAGCCTTACGGTGATGATATGGGCGAACGCAGACGCAGACGCGCCAACGGAGAGTTCATGTAATGGAGAGGGGATTATTCCCCTCTTTTGCCAATCACTTAAAATCAGGAAAATATGAAACAAAGATTAGATACATACGACAGAATACCGCCTGCAATGGCTGACTATCTCAGCCAGTACGGATGGCATTTCAGCAAGAAGATGTGCCTATGGGCTGTTTCCCGCATGAAGATGGAAAACAAATCTACGGGCAAGGAGGAAAAACTTGAACCAATCAGCAAAGAACAGGTAGAGGAACTTCTTAAAAAGTACAGTATAAACCTGGAGAAGGATGCAGGGTACGACAGCGTTTACGTGGCAAACATGGCGAAGTCGGATTACTACAAAAGTTCTATCACTGACGAAGCCCATCTCGCATTGTTCATTAAGGATTACATAGATGATGTGGACGCTTACAATGGAATGCCTTTCACACGGTTCTATGCCGACTGCATAGGCTCCGGCAATCCTATCATGTGGGAACAGATGATGTAGCCTATGATAATACAGGAATTTTACATACCGGATTATGATTGGGAAGTGCGTGTATATTATGCGGTGGACTGCTATTATACCGACCATATCATCGCCGACCTTCAGCGGGTAGGATGCAGGGGGCTGGATTTGACGAATGCCTATAAGAACATGCGCTCCTGCAATCTGAATACGGGTATCACTTACTCTAATATCCGAAATAGGCAAACCGTAATGGTTATAGCCCTTACTTCTTCCCCGGCAGAGTTTCAAAACTCTTTCGACCATGAAAAGGGGCATCTATGCCGGCATATCTCACGGGCGTTCGGCATCGACCCATACGGGGAAGAGGCGCAGTACCTTAGCGGATATGTGGGACAGAAGATGTTCCCGGTAGCGAAGAAATTTTTGTGTGAACATTGTAGACGTAGCTTATGTGGAAAATAGTACAAGCCATTTTATCAGGCAAATCACGGGAAGAAGTATATAACATGCTTTCTCCCGAACAGAAAGAGACGCTGAACAGCCTTGCCGCGGCAAATGGTATAAACCGCCAACAACGTAGAAAACTTGAACGTGATGCGAAAAAGGGATTACATAGATGAATTGCTTGAATTGGCGGACAATGTCCTTTACATGGACTATTGCCGCCTTTTTCAGGTTATCCAATGGAACGTTTAGAACGATTTGAACGGGTTCTCCATTGGGTTATACCGCTTGCCGTTTTGGTGAGGGTATTAGCTTGGTGTCTCTAATTCTTTTACTTTTTGTAGGGCACAGCACAATACATATATGGTGCTCATGTTCGATTTGACAAAATCTGTATTCCCGTCATCTACGTATTGCACATAATCAAAAGCCAGTTCAATAAGCTCTTCCCGTAATTCTTCGGGAGATATGTAGTCTTTGAATAATTCGTCTATTGTGCTAAGGTCGTATTGCTTTTTAGCAGGTATTGTATTTCTTTCCATGATGAATATTTGTTTAGTCTTTTAGTAAAAGCCCGCCCGGAATAGGTACGGGCAGGGCTTGGCGATAGGGTTAGGCTGCTTTAGATTCTCTCACCATATTGGATATGATGTTGTATATCTTATCAAGGAAATGATTTCTCTCCGCTATTTCAAGTTTGGATTCGTCTCGTCTTGCTTTCTTGTAGTTCCGTATGGAGATATGATATAGGTAATACAGCTGGTCATAAATCTTGTGCCATACGTCTTGCTGCCTTATATTCATGGCGGATGCGTATTTGTTTACCAGCTGCCGGATGTTGTCACGCATAGACAGCTGCGGCAATTCTTCCGAAGACATAGCCACTGACAATAAGAATTTCCCGTTTTCTTCCCGTTCTTTCTTTATTTCCGCAATCTCATTCTCTATATTCTCTATCCGTTTCTCGTATTCGAGGTTTATGTTCGCTTGCATTGCAAACATCTGTGCGGAAGAAAGATGCCGTTTCAATGCGTTTTCCATAGAGTTGAATGCTGCGATGTATTCCAATTTAAATTTTAGGGCTTTCTTACCAGTGAATCCCATCGCCAAAAGAGTGAACCCGTCTCGGTTCATTATAAATCGTCTTGCGGATTTCACCCCTCCATTGGGCTGTGGAACATCTTCTGTATATTCCACGAACATGTCCCGAACTTTTGCGTCACATTCATTATCAGCGTTTTGCAATAAATTATCTATTGCTCTTACTACATCGTTTGGCTCTTTGCCAAACTTTTCAGCAACCAAAATACTATTGGTTAACACTTGGTCATTTTGACCTTTAAAAACTAATTCATTTGCCATTTTTGTAACGTTTTATGGCATTGCAGAAAGAAGA